TTAGAAAAACTCGCGGAGAAGTATCGCGGACGGATCGACCCCACTATCATAAAACGAATTCTGGCCGACCATTTTGACAATCATTTAGGAAAAACGGCGGCGAATTCGCGGACGATTTGTAAGCACGGCTACGCCGATGATGGCGAAGGTGGAAGCGGCTCCGCCTCCGCTCCATTCAAGCCCGTTGGTGCGTATGACGCAAAAGTCGCGGATAGTGCGTTAGTTCGGCGGATGTCGTTTTTAGCACATTTAGGGCCGCCATGCGGAACGCCGTTTTCGGTCCGCGAACATATGAAGAAACACCCGGAGTGGAAAGATTGGGAGGAATATTTAGTAGATTTTCCGCGGAGGGGGTGGGTGGAGGCGTAGCGGAAGAAATCGTGTTCCACGAGACGGCGTTGAAAAACGTGGTTGAATGGATTCTCAATATTGAGATAATAAAAATATTGAGAATATGTATAGACGAAATAAAATAAGCAAGGATGAGTGATGGAAAGGCAGATACAACAGCACCAGAAGTAAAAGGAGTAACAGAAGAAACAGCAGCAGTTGCTGATATGCTTAATACCCCGGAAATGATAAATAGTATGACAGTTGCTGTCAAAAAAGTCCAACAAAACCTGAGCGATCCCGCATCCGCAGGCGCAGGTCAATCCGGATCCGAAGCCGCAGGCGCAGGTCAATCCGGATCCGAAGCCGCAGGCGCAGGCCAATCCGGATCCGAAGCCGCAGGCGCAGGCCAATCCGGATCCGAAGCCGCAGTCCAGTCCGGAGACGATGCCGCAGCAGCCGCAGCCAATTCAGCAAAAATTGCTGAACTAGAAGCAATAATTGCCGATGATAGTAAAAGTCAAGATGAAAAAGATGCTGCCCAAGCAGAATTAGATAAACTAAAACCCCCCTCAGGCGGCCGCCGTCGCACCAAGCGTAAGCAGCAGAAGAAGGGCGGAAAGTCGGCCAAGAAGGGCGGCAAGAAGCACCGCAAAAGTTCCGGCAAGAAGTCTCGCCGAAGCAGCAGCAAGAAGTCCCGCCGTTATGGCAGGAAGTAAAATATCATTATTTTAGCAATATTTTCATCAAACGAAAATAATGATATGTCAGTTACGACGGGTGCGGGTGGCACAACGGCGGCGTTTGGATTTGGTTGCGGTGCGGTGCGAACGGCGTGTGCGTGATTTGTGTATTTGTCGTTTTTTACCACCAGCACTACCGTCATCACCATCATCACCGTCCGAATGTATGTTTCCGTGCACCGCTTTCAATAATTGATGCACCCGTGTGTTTGATATTTCCATACCGCCTGTTTCAATTGGGATTCCAAATCGAGAGCAATAACCAAGTGTTCCATCTTCTTGTCCTGTGTATTCAGGTAAAACATTATGCTTTTCAAATATTTTTTTACAGTATTTATCCAGAGGAATCACAACTAATTGTGTAATACCCTGTTCTTCAAACCATAATAGTAGTTGTCGAATTTTATCAGATTCAGATTTTATATATTTTTCCGCATTATGAACAATATGTTTCAATAATAATGAATATACAAGTTTTGGACCTTCGATTGGATCGCATTTATTAGCCACTTTATTATAATGATAATAACGTGGGTTTGATAATAGGATTTTTCTACATGTTTCTATAAAATTAATAAAATATAGTCCCGCTTCGTGACGTCCACGCCTAGCTGGGTCGGGTGTCTTACTTATAAGAAGTACATTATATTCTTGGAGGTATCTTTTTATAAAACTATGAAGTTGTTCCATACCTAGTGTATTATTAACCCATTTCACATCATTTGACATAAAACAGTTAAACCGATGTATATATGTATATAATATTCATAATTTTATTCGTGTCATTAGGATATGTCTGTATCCGTCCCCGTCCCCGTCCCTGCCGCACCCGCCACCCCCTCCCTCAACGACACCATCGCCATTCTCTCGGAGATATGGAATACAAACGCGGCTAATCCCGTCATTCTCGAGAGAATCCACGCCTACGTAAAAACTCAGCTCCCGCAATCCATCAAAAACTACCAAACCGCTCACGCCGAACGCGAAACACGCAAGAAATCTCTCGAACTCTTCGCCGATGAATTCACCGAGAGTTTCCTAAATCGAAACAAATATTTCTATTCCCCGCATTCAGAATTGTATTTTACGTATCATAATCAGGTGCGATATGCCTTAATTCATGAAGACGAAATTCATCACCGGATTCTAGCCGACATTACATCATCAGATTTTCTCTCCGCAACCTCTACGTCAAGCGCGACAAAATACCGCATAAAAAACAGGGTCATCAAGAGTATTCAATCCTCCCGCGATATTCTCTCGGCCATCCCCGAATCTCGCACCATCCAGAATGTAATCGGCTTGCTCTACCCTGCACTCTTCCATACACGCGACCATGCGAAGTATTTTCTCACGATCCTCGGCGATGTCCTCCTCAAAAAAACCGCGCCTCTCATCTATTTAGTCCCCGTCGTCGCGAAAGATTTTATCAAAGACCTTGGTAGCGAGTGTTACGCCTTATTCGGTTCTACCGCCAACTTGTTCAGCACCGCATTCAAGTTCAAATATTATGAGCACCAGTATAAGGATTGTCGGTTGGTGGATATTCGCTGGGGCGGCGGTGGCGGAGCACAAGCATCGATGTCGTCGTCATCGTCGTCGTCGTCGTCCGCACTCTGTCTCTCGAACATTCCCGAACTCCAAGCATCCATCATCGATATCTTCTGTGTCGCCGCACATTACTCGCACAGGTTCGGTAGTGCCGATGACTTCTTACGCCTCCACTGTAAAACACCTGACGTGACCAGACATGCGTGGTTTTTACGTGATCGCACCGAGCAGCAAATCATCGATGAATTCATGAATTACGCTACCGAACCCGCTTCATCCGACCATGAAATATCGATGACGAATATGATGTATCTATGGAAAATGTATCTCTCGGAGTTTCGTTTACCAAGTGTATTTTTTGCGGCAACATTACGTGCGAAACTGTCGTCGTCCTCCTGTTCTACACCGGCGGACGTCATTCCGAATCGCACCAGCAAGTATCTTCCCATCGTAAGTCAGTTTCGCCAGTTTTGGAGCGAAAATTGTTTCACAGATGACCGCGAAATCGAACTGGAAATCGACGAGCTTTCAACGCTGTTCAACGAATACACAGCATCGGCGGCAAGTCCGCCCGTCGGCGACGCAACACTTCTCGGGATGCTTCGCCACTTCTACCCCGACGTCATTATCGAAGATGATAAATATATACTGAATGTCGGTTGTAAATTATGGGATAAAACCGCCGAAATCAACGAATATTTACTTCAATTTAAAGAGCAATGTATCACGAATCATTATTCATTTCCGCAGCCGTTGTATAATGCGTATGAATTTTACTGTGGAAAGTGTTACGCTACCGCAAAGCGGCGTATTATCAGCAAGCGGTATTTTGAGAAGTATTTCATGGAAGAATATCCAGATTACATCGATGAAAACGGAATGATTACGATAAAATGGTGGGGGGTTACGGACGATCACTACGACGACGTAGACACCGATGACGCCGTGAGCCTGTCATAAAAGTTATACAGAATATCGCGTGTCTCGGGTAATCCTTCCGGATGAAACATAACGCCATAAACGCGGTTTTTTACAAATTCAAACGCACATGCGTGTCGGCGACCATCACGGAATTTCGTAATCCACGCAATCTCTCGCACATGCGATGACGACGCCAGAGGAGCCACCGGAAGTTCATGAAAATAAAAGTAGGCTTGTTCTCGCGGTGTTGTGTGGCCGTGCGCATGGCCTTTAAACAAATGATGTTCCGAGAGATCGACGCGATGGTCGCCGGTCCATAATGTATTGTAAGATACAAGTGATCCGCCATAATATAGCATCAATACCTGACACCCATGACATATTCCTAGCACTGGTGTTTTCGGAAAATGATACAAATAATAAAGCTCAAGCATGAGTTCGGGCTGCGGTGTATGTGACTTCACACGAAAACGAGCGCCTGGTATGATCAACCCGCGGATGTCGGTGCGCTTAATCATCGCCGGATCACACCGTCGAGTTACAATATATGGAATCTCTCGGTGTTTGAGAGATTGATATAACTCACGCAGTTTATTCGCATGATTCGGTGCCTCGCGTGTGACAATAAGTAGCATGTTATATTATTATATTATTATATACCTATACAACGACTGATATAATCATATATAATAATACATACTAATACATACTAATACATACTAATACATACTAATACATACTAATACATACTAATACATACTAATACATACTAATAAGCTGATCCATACGGCCGCCGCATCACCGCTGCTTGGTTGATCCCTCGCATGTTGGATCCGGTCCCCTCCAGTTTCACGATCCGCCCGCTTTCAATATAGATTTTAACAGGAAATGTCGCCGCAAATACAGAATCATGCGTTACTACAATCATCGTCGTCTTCTTCGACATTTCTTGAACCATCTGGGTTACATATTTCTTATGAAAAGTGTCCACCGCGGCGGTAGGTTCATCCATAATCGTGATAGGCTTGTTGCTAAGATAGCTTCGCAATAAATAAATAATCTGGCGCTGTCCACCGCTAAGATTTTCACCTCTCGAGCCCGCCATCGTATCCAGACCTTGCGGTAGCTTCTTAAATACATTCATGATTTTAAGTCGGTCCAGAATTTCGATGACTTCCTCTTTCGGTGTATCTGTCGCGTAACATATATTATCGATCACGGATCGATTGAACAATACCACTTTCTGAGAGACGATCGATAATTTGCTTCGCAGGTATTCGCGATCGATATTGCGAATATCCTCGCCATCAAATAGAATTTGACCTTCTGTTGGCTTAAAAAAACCGGACAAGAGTTTGATAATAGTTGATTTGCCGCTACCATTCGTTCCGATCACGGCGACGCGATCAAGTGGTTTGATTTTAAAAGAAACATTATCGAGAGTTTTCTTACGGTCTTCGGCGGTCCTAGTTTCACCTACGCTAGCTACCGCAGCCGCTTCGGCGTTCTTAGCATATTCAAACGATACATTTCGGAATTCGATATCTCCGGTGATCGGCACATCCGTTTTATATCCAGACGCGTCTTTATCATCTACCAACAGTTTGCGAATATTCGTTTCATTTTCGGCGAGCTTACCATACTCAGCAATGACGAGAATACTTCGTTGTGAAGCAGTCTTGATATATCGAACAAAAAACAACATGATAATAATGACTTTGATCGTGGATGTGCTGTCGATCGATTTGGACTTATACAAACGAAGGATCACATAAACATAAGCAACCAGAATAAGAGTGACAATAATCGACATGGCATATCCACCCTTCGATGTGCTCCATAATTGCGTTTCGTGTGTGATGTCATATGTATCGTGTTTCTGTGTCAAGTATTCCTTCTCATCCTTGATTTTTTTACTACATATAATACTAATCGAATTACTCAGGACGTCGTCGATGTTCGACATCAAATTCTTCTCTTCATTCTCTCGTTGCTCCGATGTATTTTTCGTATCTAAAAGAATATAATAATACAAAATGAAGAACACGATGAATACAAGCAGAGTCATACCGCCGATAACCGGATTCAAATAAATGACATACCCAAGAATGACGATACTTGTAAGAACGAATGTGATGACCCAATAAATAAATCTACCGGTAAATGATGTGACCGTATTCGGTATCTTTAATGCTTTGATAATGTGGTTTGAAATGTCCTCTTTTTCATAATTCACCTCAATATTTTTAAAGATGAGATCGATGAGTTTAAACCGGATGAATTTCTCCATCATCGGATAATAGATCTTGTCGAAATAGTTGCTAATCATATAGACCGTGTCCACGAAGACACTCAATCCTGCGATTTTCAAAAGAAGGGTCAACGAATTACTGTATTCCAATTTATTGATCGCGGTAGTGAAATTGGAAAATAGGTCAGACAATACGATCATTTCGATCGGATTACATATGAGTGTCGTAATGATCGTAATGAATACCCAAAATTTATTGTTACTCAAGAACTCTATGATATATCCTGTAATGATATGATTCTCCATCGTGCCGGGATAGGTGTCAGGCTCGATATTTTTGAAATATAATACTATTATTATAATGAAATATAATAGTAATATACAAACTGATGTCAAATAATCGACAGTATCAGATTTAATCTATACTGGGGGTTTTCACGAGACGAGAGCGGCGGCCAGTCTTGGAATTAATCTTGATTGCGCCGAACTTACCCTTACGAGCGGTGTAGCCATACTTGCGCAGACGGTTCTCCTTCTTTGCGGTAACGTGCTTCTTCGCACTCACAATACGACCGTGCTTATTAAACACGAGGTCGCTCTTGATAAGCCCACCGGGGGTCTTGTATGCGGTTTCATGCCACACCTGAGCACGAGAACCTTCTAACATCTCGTACTTCTTGCCCTTAACGTGGTAAAATCCATCATCGTGGCGGTCTAAACGTTTCACCATTTTACTAAATCTCTCGTTATATCTTATCATTAGAAAAAATCTAAAATATGAATCTAAAATGAATTCGTTATAGGCGCTCCAAAGCCACCAGGCGCGCCAGTCCAGCGACCAAAACGGTTGATATTATTCACCGCATATACCTTTTTCACATTCTTTGTTTCGGTTGCCACGCGTATATTTTGCGCATAACGCATCTTCTTCGTAATATTCGTGTTATTGGTAGAAGTCGCCATTCCAGCGGTTGGATTTGTGATCGTGGGGCATTTATAATACGGAATGCGTATATCATTATTTTGATTATTTATTACAACTGGGTTTCCACAAGAGTCAAACTGAACGAGTGCGTCGTTGATGCGATATATGTCACTACAAGTGAGACCCAACCCGAACGTGGTTCGATATCGTGGTGCTGTCATGATGTGTCTCTAAAGATACATACTCGAACCAAAATAAAATTGAAGAAGAGTTAAACATATTGTTGAAATATACTATACCTCAGGACATAATGCCACCTAAAGTCGTTACAAAAGCCGCTACCGCTACCGCTTCTGCCGTCGCTCCCACCGAAGACCTAAATAAATACCAAAAAATGACGGATCGCGAGCATATTCTCAAGAAGCCCGACACCTATATTGGAACGATCGAACCGACGGAAACGATGGAATATGTCATGGATGTGGCACCCGATTCTGTCGATGCCGCCGCCGCCGCCGCCACTCCCGCCCTTACCCGACGCAGTATCACCTACATTCCCGGTCTCTACAAACTCTTCGATGAAGGAATGGTGAATATGCGCGACCATGTCGTCCGTCAAGCCCAAGCTGTCGCCGATGGTAAAGCCGACGCACTCCCCGTCACCACACTCGAAGTCGAGATCGACCCCATCGACGGGACGATTCATATGACGAATGACGGTAACGGGATTGACGTCGCACAGCATCCTGAGCATAAACTCTGGATTCCAGAGATGATTTTCGGCCACCTTCGCACATCAACAAACTACGATGAGAACAAGAAGGAGAAAATCGTTGGCGGGAAGAACGGGTTCGGATTCAAACTTGTCCTCATTTGGTCGGTCTGGGGGCGCGTGGAGACCGTTGACCATATCCGCGGACTGAAATACGTCCAAGAGTTCCGTAACAATCTCTCCGAAATAATGCCGCCGACCGTTACCAAGTCCAAGGTGAAGCCTTATACCCGCGTGAGCTTTCGACCTGATTATGCACGTTTCGGGCTCGCGACCAACAACCTTACGCCAGACATGGCCGCGCTTTTCCTGAAACGCACCTACGATATTGCTGCGGTGACTGACAAGACCGTAAAAGTGAAATACAACGGCGCTCTCATTCCGGTTCGTCATTTTCAGCAGTATGTCGATCTTTATATTGGCGCAAAGGGCAGCGGCGGCGGCGAAGGTGGTAGCGGCGGGGTCAAGCGCATCTACGAGAACCCTGACCCTCGTTGGGAGTATGTCGTCTGCCTCACAACCACCGATGAATTCGCACACATTTCATTCGTAAACGGAATTTACACACCAAGAGGAGGGAAGCACGTAGAATATATCATCAATCAAATTGTCCGTAAGCTCGCGGAGCTCATCAAGAAGAAGAAGAAAGTCGATGTCAAGCCGAATACGATCAAAGAACAACTCATGCTCTTTCTGCGATGTGATATCGAAAATCCGTCATTCTCTAGTCAAACCAAAGACGAGCTAGGCACAGCTGTCGCGAATTTCGGCTCGTCGTGTAAAGTGAGCGACGAGTTCATCGAGAAGCTTGCGAAACTCGGTGTTATGGACGCAGCATGTGCGCTGACAGAAGTCAAGGATACGAAGGCCGCGAAGAAGACCGATGGTGCGAAAACCAAGACCATCCGCGGAATCCCGAAACTCATCGACGCGAATTATGCTGGTTCGCCTGACAAATCTGCGCAATGCACGATTATCCTTTGTGAAGGTGATTCCGCCAAGGCGGGTATTATCAGCGGCTTGAGCAAAGAAGACCGAAATTATATCGGCGTGTATCCGATGAAAGGTAAGCTGTTCAACGTTCATGGCGAGACGACGAAGCGCATCTCAGAGAACCGCGAGATTGCGGAAATCAAACAGATTCTCGGTCTTGAAACTGGAAAGACATATACACCCGCCGACGTTGCCGCGAAGCTACGTTATGGAAAGGTGCTCTTTATGACCGATCAAGATTTAGATGGTGCACATATCCAAGGTCTAGGTATCAACCTCTTTCAGACAGAGTGGCCATCACTTACGAAGATACCGGGTTTCATCGGATTCATGAATACGCCTATTCTGAAAGCACGCCGCGGCGCACAAGAAGTCCTCTTTTACAACGACGGCGAGTTTGAGGCATGGAAGAAGCAATTCCCCGACGCGGTCGTCCCCGCAAGTTGGCAGACGAAATATTATAAAGGTTTGGGCACAAGCACCGGAAAAGAGTTCAAAGAATATTTCGAGCATAAGAAAATGGTATCGTTTGTTCATACTGGAAAGGAAAGTGACGACCACCTCGACATGGCATTCAACAAGAAACGCGCGGATGATCGAAAAGAGTGGTTGGCGAATTATTCGCGCGAGGCGTTTCTTGATACATCAAAGCCGGCGATCCCGTATGAAGAATTCATCGACCGCGGATTGATCCACTTCTCAATCTATGACAACGAGCGTTCGATTCCGAATTTGATGGATGGACTGAAGATTTCGCTGCGTAAGATTCTGTATGCGGCATTCAAGAAGGGCGGCCTGAAGACGGAAATCAAGGTTGCGCAGTTTAGCGGGTACGTGAGTGAGCATTCAGCGTATCACCATGGTGAGGCGAGTTTGAATGCGGCGATTGTCGGGATGGCGCAGAACTTCGTAGGGAGCAACAATATCAATTTGTTAGAACCGAATGGTCAGTTTGGGACGAGAAGTGCGGGGGGTGACGATAGTGCGAGTGAAAGATACATCTTCACTCAACTTAACAAGCTTACGCGACTCATCTTTCGCCAAGAAGACGACGCGGTTTTAACGTATATTAACGATGATGGTCAAATGGTAGAGCCGATTTATTACGCACCGGCGATTCCGATGGTCCTTGTGAATGGAAGCAAGGGTATCGGAACGGGATTCAGCACAGATGTCATGCCGCATAATCCGCTTCAAATCATCGCTTATATTCGGTCGATGCTCGCAGCAACGCCAGCGACCGACCGTCCAGTCATCGAGCCATACTTTAAGGGATTCAAAGGGACGATTCGAAATATCGCGGGCTCTGCTTCCGCCTCCGCTAAATATCTCATCAAAGGTACATACGAAATCGTCGCCGACCGTAAGGTCCGCATTACCGAGCTCCCGATTGGAACATGGACCGATGATTACAAAGTATTCTTGGAGAAGTTGATGGAAGTGCCTTCGGCATCCGAGAAAGACAAAAGCGGTGACAAGGCAGCTGCTTCCACTACCCCCGTTCTCAAGGAATACACCGACATGTCCACCGACACCGTTGTAGATATTACTGTCACATTCCATCCATCGTATCCACACACACCGAAAGATCTTCAAGCCGGAATCGTGGATGCCGACGCTGGAACAAACAAACTGGAGAAGCTCCTTGCGTTATTTACGACACAAAGCACTACAAATATGAACTTGTTCGATGCGCATGAGAAACTCCGGAAATACGCGACAATCTATGACATCATCGAAGATTATTACACCGAACGTCTCGCACTTTATGCCAAGAGAAAGGCGGCGATGCTCGCACAACTCGCGAACGAACTGCGCGTACTAACAAACCGCGCTCGATACATTCAAGAGATCCTCGACGACAAACTGGAATTACGAAGACAGACGAAGGAAACTATTTTCGCAAAGATGACCGACCATGGCTACGAGCATATCGATGGCGACGTCGAGTTCAAGTACTTGCTCAAAATGCCGATGGATAGTGTGACTGACGAAAATGTCAAGCATCTATTGTCAGAACGTGACGCGAAACGTGCGCAACATCAGCAACTCGCGGATACAACGATCGAAACATTATGGATACGTGACTTGGACGAACTGGAACAGGAGTATAAGAAGTGGATCGCAACATCGACTGCGGTGGTAGAGACGAAAACTGGAGTAACATCAGGAGGAGGCGGTGCTGTGGCATCCAAGAAGAAGATGGTCGTAAAAAAGGCATAGTATTATTGATGATGTAAAATAGTAAATAAAAAATAAGTGTTATTCATTTTAAAAATAAAAGGTTGATAGGTCTGTTTGTTTCAATACATATTTTTTTTCATTATATTGATTTTGATTTGTGTCATGTTGTTTGTCTATATAACTTTAGTCATATCTTCATGGGTATGTAGAGGAGTAAGCACATATAATGATAATGATAATGATAATGGTAATAATAATATATCAATTGACGAATCATTATCTTTATCGACAACAATGACGAATCTTGTGGAACAACATGGGTTTCGTGAGGAGGTCATTGATGTTTCGGGTGTCGGAGTTCATGTCGTAATAAAAGATCCTTCTAATGTTTCATCGGATGATTCAAAAGATATAATCGTCTTCATTCATGGAACAGCAAGTGCGTCAGTAACTTTTTTCGACATAATGGATCAAATCCCACCCAACGTAAAATGTGTTGCCATCGATTTACCATCATTTGGAATAAGTGATACTATTGATGTAGAAATATACCCTTCGAATGAAGATATGTGTATTGGTTATGCCAACATTATAGGAGAAACACTTCATAAATTAAGTATTCTTGATAACACAGTTCTTGTGTGGCATTCACTTGGCGGATTTCTATCTATTTATGTCGCGGCCCGGTATCCAATAAAGAAACTAGTTCTGTTGAACCCCGCCGGTATTCTTCCAACACTCGGTGTATGGGGATATTACTGGGCTATATTTTTCAAGGCAGGATTGCCGACAAGTATATATGACCTTCCACATATATCACGTGTCGGTATGAAACGTATTATTACACCGACCGAAAAGAAAAATGAGACAAACGCTCATAAAAAATTAAGGTGATGTAAAATCAATAGTAGGAGTTACACCTACGATGGTCTAACTTTTTCCACTTCATTTTGATTATTTGAAGTGGTGAAAGACGAAATTTGAAAACACGCAGGGCGTTCTTGCTTCTCTATCCAGCATTTTGTTAAGTTCAATATGTTGATTGCTGAATTAGCGTCTCTTGTTTTGAATACGGTTTGTTTGACTTGGGGTCTCACGCATCCAGAACAGTCGTTGCCTCTGTTACACGAGAGGCAGACTAAAAGACGGAACTGCTTATTTCCATCGCTACGTGTGTAATAAGATAAATCATTATTACATTCACAGCATTTTTTACTTGTATTACATTCGTTAATTGTTATTGTATCATACTTCTTATGGATTTGCTTTCTCAATCCTTTATTCATCGTAGGCATAAAGTATTTCATTTGAGTGCTTCTACTCCAATTCCCATAACCAATTAGGATATTGTCTCCGAAAGGTTTCTTTGATTTTATTAAGGAATGTATCTATGGATTTCTTACCATAACTATACTGCCTAAACTTCATTTTCCTCCAAACTTCTCGTTGGTAGAAATCTAACGTTTCTTTGTTGAGTTTATCTTTCTCAACTAAATACTTTTTGAACTTTTCATAATGAACCGATTTACTATTTTGAAATGATAAATGAGTTTCTTTTTCTATGATATTGTTTCGTTTCTTTTCCACTAACAATATTCGTTGGTTTGTTTTTGCTTTGCTTTCTCGCTTCCTTTGCGGTGCTGTATATTGGAGTTTGTTTCCTTTATCGTCCATCATATACACTAAACTGCGTTTTCCCGGGTCGCAACCAACAATATTACGAGGTGCAAGTTCTGTTAGTTGTTCTGTTGATAAATCTTCTATGTTATGAAATTCTTGTTCTTGTAAAGTAGGCACTCTGCTTCCCCAACTCTTATCTTTCAAATCCTTACGAATAAACAATAATGAACAACTAATTCCATCTGTTTGTATTTGGTAATGAAATTGATAATGTTTATTTTTGAATGTTTTATGATGTAAGTTCAGTAGATTATTCCATACATCGTATTGATTTTCTTTGATTGCTTTGAATAATTCTGTTTTTGTTTTTCCTTCCAAAGAAAATAGATTGACAATACAAGATGTATCTAAAATGATATGCTTGGGAATGATATTATTACGAAGTGGCAAAGGTTGGAATAATTTATGTTCTTCTTTTTCCAATACAGCATTCATATACAACATACCTTTCAAATAATCAAATGGTTTCACTTTCACATCATAATGAACTGACTTCTTAATATTTTCAGGAAGGATATTAGGTAAATGAGTTGTTTTCCATTCATCAAACATCGTATCTGTTTCCTCGTTACATTCCAATAATTGTTTCTTGAACTTGAATAAAACTGCTTTATCTTCTGTTATGTTCGTGGTGGTTTTATTGATGAACCGAAGGAAGTGCTGAATAAAGCGTTCTTGTGTATTGTTAGATAAGGAAGTATGTATTTGTGTTGCTAAATACGGAAGCATGTTGGATTTGTTTTTCAAAGATGTCCTTTCGTGGTTAAGTAACGGTTGGTATTCCTTATCATAAAACTCTTGTAGTGTTTCTAACATAGATGTATCCTTTTCTTTTCTTCCACTATTCGTTTTTTCTCCTAATGTTCTGATGCAATACAAAATGAACTTCTCATTTATTTCAGGTAAAAGTTGATTGTTGTTATAACATTTCAATACATACAACCTGATAAACTGATAAGAGTGTATAATTAAATCATTCATTTCAAAAACCAAATTGGTTATTACTGGCTGGACTTCTTTATGGTTATGTAATATAGATTTGAGTGTTGTTTTGATAGTAGTGTATGCAGATTTATCTGTGGAACGGAACTTTTGGAAAGTATCTTTCTTCTTCTTTTTCACCATTCTATATACTTACTAAATATTTTATATTTAAGTATTATTTACAAATTAATACTTATTCCTAAATACTCTCGTCATTCTGTTTTTCTTCCATTTCTTTTTTGGATTTTTCTTTTCTTCGTAAATATGATTGTCTGTTATATTCCTTTTTTTGTTCTGGAGTAGGTTTGTAGTTGTTGTCTTTATTGTATTTTTTAACTCTTTCTATTACTGCTTCTTTATTATTTTCATAATACACTTTTCTACTTGATGGTGCTGTATATTTTTTGAGATGTTCTTTGGTTGCCTGTAATTCCTCTTTTAATTTAGCGTTTTCTTCTAATATTTCTTTTATTTTTTCTTCATTCATTACAATACGATAATATATATAATAAAAAATATTTATATCTTTTTATCATATTTTCAAATTAGTTTGTCTCATTTTTCTTTTCGGTCGGTGTAAGATCGACTACGACTACCAGTAATATCTAGAACCACGGTTTCAACTCAAGCGTTTTATGTTTGTAATCTGAGAAATTCGGATGAGCCATCGGTGTATACATATTGCTGACATCACGTTTGTATTGAATGTAACCCTCCGCTTCGCCATGAACACGAGGAACACAATATTCGAATACTAATTCATTCAACTCGATAATCTGCTCGCGGATATCGGTGGGAGCGTTGGCGGCATTCTGTAAATAAATTGTCCGCATGATGATGCGCAGAGTATCACAATCCTGTTCGCCAATAACATACTTGCCGCGCGACCGCTGATACACACCGGCACGAATACCGTTTTGAATAATCTGCATATTCTCCTTACTAAAGAACGCATTCGAAAGAGGAGTGTTTTCCCAGATTCCGTTTAACGCATCGCGATAAGTAACACACTGATGGACCGGGTTTTTATCATAAAGGGCGAATTGGTCTTGAATAGGGGGAGTCAGGATATCCAGTCGTCCATTTTTAGGTTGGCCAATAAATGTTTCTTCAGGGAAAGTTCGATATTCAAAACGATTCATGCTCGAATACGGTAGAAATAATATACGCTAAATAACGTTGTTGTATAATGTATAGATATTATATCATTACTATATATAGCGTATTCGTTTATTCTGTAATATTATGGATTTTATTTCAAGTTCAAAAAATGTTGGGTCATCCGCATTTGGTAGTTCCGGTAATGGAGCTGCCAGCAGCACACCAGGCAATGGTCTGTTTAGCAACTTTTTCAATCTTTCAATACAAAAAATAGTGTTATTACTCGCAATCATCGCATTTATAATATCGATTGGCACTGTCGCGGTTCTACTATGGAAGTCAAAGAGTAGTCAAAAATGGCCGCCTGAGATCGCAAAATGTCCTGATCGTATGGATTTTGACGGAACAAAATGTGTTGATAACTACGGATTATTGGGAAACACCGTTGTTCAACCCCCGTCTCTGGACAACTGCACTAATTTTTCAAATAGTATGAACCTGAAATATGCGGGGACGGGGCTAAATAATGTTGATGACAGTGGTTATATTCCATGGGAAGGTATCATCGATGGTCAAAAGTCACGCGCTAGTTCGTTGAAATGTTTATCATAATATACACATTACTAACTATGACAAAATATATTGTATTATGTCATACTGTCATACTGTCTTACTGTCTTACTGTCATACTGTCATACTGTCATACTGTCTGTGACGCGGTATTACATACGGTAAGCTCCAGGTGCGGCACCAGACGCTTGCTTTGCCACCGCTGGCAGAGAGTCAGAAGGAGCGCCCATACCATAAGTGCCAGCCTTCATATTGCTAGTCGTGCACATCGAGTAGAACAAACGTGTCTGGAAATACATAAGGGCATACACCAAAATCATCAAGAACGAATAAACGCCGCTCATTAACGTGATTTTCCCCCTAAATAACAGCACCAGCGATGAAACAAACCCTAACGCAGCAACTGCCAAGAAAATAAAATTCACGACAGTAAGCCAATAAAACAACAGACAATAATCCTTGTCAAGAGGAGCGAATAAATCTTGGATTGCGTTCATTCTCTCAATATAGTCGTTTATAATATATAAACACAAAAAATATATTCACATATCACACATATGATGGATAATTATACCACGTTTTTAAATCGCGAAACCATCTATAACAATATACGAGATTTCCTAGCATCATTTCAGAAAAACAAATCGGATCTTACATTTAAACGAGGTATTTATATCTATGGCGAACCCGGCTCCGGAAAAACCGAATTCGTTGTTCGCCTATTGAAAGAACTCGATTATGATATGGTGAAATATGATGCTGGCGATATTCGAAACAAGTCGATCATCGAATCGATTACACAACACAATATCTCGGATAAAAACATCATGTCGATATTTCAACGTAAGGTTAAAAAAATCGTTGTAGTAATGGACGAGCTTGACGGAATGAATAATGGTGATAAGGGTGGTATCACATCTCTCATCAAACTCATTCGTCCTAAAAAGACAAAAAAACAGAAACAGGAAGAAGTGACGATGAACCCAATCATCTGTATCGGAAATTATCATATTGACAAGAAAATCAAAGAACTCATGAAAGTGTGTTACGTCTACGAGTTGAAAACACCGACAGTCGCGCAAATGTCGAATATCATCGATATGAAGTTGCCTGCCATCGACGCAGCGATGCGAAAAAACATCATCACTTTTGTCCAAGGGAATCTTCGTAAACTAAACGCAGTAATGGAAATGAGCAAAAAATCAAATACGATACTCGCAAATAATATTCTTCACGCGATATTTCAGCCGAAGACCTATAATGAAGACATCAAAAAAATAACCGAAAAATTAATGAACATGGAATACCCTATATCGGATCATAATGTTCTAATCAACGAAACAGACCGCACCACAATCGGTTTACTTTGGCATGAAAATATCATCGATTTATTTGAAAAGATGCCGGTAAATGTCTCCGCGCCTTTTTATAAAATCGTCTTAGATAACATATGTCAAGCGGATTACTTTGACCGTATCACATTTCAAAATCAGATTTGGTTATTTAACGAGCTGTCCTCACTTATCAAGACGTTCTACAATCATCATTTGTTTCATAAATCATTCCCCAAAAAGGCGCGGTTTCATCCGACCGAAGTGCGATTTACAAAGGTTTTAACAAAATACAGCACCGAATACAATAACCAGCTTTTCATACAGAATTTATGTATTCAACTGTCGATGGACCAAAACGATTTATTCACATTTTTCATGACACTAAAAAAACAGTATTCAGAAGAGGAAATTCCGCGGATTTTAGAAATGTATGAAATCACGAAATTGGACGTCAATCGTATTTATCGATATTTAGACAAATATATGGAAAAATCTGTAGTAGTGGTCGACGAAGACGAAATATATGGCGGAGAAGTTGAGAATCATTATGATTCGGTCTTATTAGAATGAAAGATCATCGATCGCGCCGATGACGAATCTTGTATTATGCGTTTGAATAATACGTAAAAGATATAATTAGTATTTAGAAATAACTAACATGGGAGCGTCAATTTCATTTGATTCGAAATACCGTTTAATTTTAGATATGGAAGTAGAGTGTATTTCGGTCAATCCTCCTGGAACTGTGAACGAAAAATCACATAAAAAGGAAAAACATGATGGTGATAGTAGCGGGAGCGACAGTGACAGCAGCGAGAACGGGAGCGAAAACGGTAGCGATAGCAGCGATAGCGAGGCAGAAAACAAAATATATACTGTGAAGATAACTCCTGAAATCATAACATATATTCGCAGTTATCTGCGAAAGACTGATTTTCTCGATGAATTTGATTTGATTACTGAAATCGAGCTTGATAATTATGACCACGCCCCTGGATCGGCACTTGTATTTAATTCCGACTCCATCGTCTATATAACAAACAATCAAACGATCGAGGCTGTTGGCGAATGGGAATACCTTCCACCAGAGAAGCAAGATGTGAAGCAGAAATCATCGAAATCATCGAAATCGAAATCGAAGTCTAACGACGATGACACTCACGACGACACACGTAGTAAATACAAAACAAAGGATGATGAACTTCCTGTAAGTGAAATCGAGCACATACTTACAACTAAATTTGAAGAATACAATAAAGGGCATGAATTCGTAATTCACGAATCTAAGAATAATCTTCTTTGTTTAAAGATTACCTCGGTTGAAATCGTGAAAGCATAAACACAGCATAATATCATAATAATTCACGGGTAATTATGATATTGAATATTATTCTTAGACGTAAATAGTTTCAGGGATACTATCGGTGGTATTCGTCGGTGTCGTTGCCGCCGGTGTCGTTGCCGCAGGTGTTGCCGTCGCCGTCAATTCAGCGTGTGCTTTTTGTAACGCTTGATATTTTTCATGAAGTATATGATACTCATGATTCAATCGTGCTATTTCTTGATCACGTGACGCAACATCATTTTGTAATGCTTTAAGAATATCGACAACCTGTTTATTATTCAACGTAACCGGTGGTTGACCATCTTGTTGTAAAACGATATTACCACCCCCTCCGGCCGCCGCCGCATCTTGCGCCATTTTCGCGCGTTCTTTCTCTAGCTGTAAAGTTTGCGCGATTACGTCCGGCTTCATTTCAGGGCGACCGGGTTCATAGGTCGCCAATAAACCTTCTAATTCATTCATATAAAACCGACGAAGTTCGCTGTCTTTGATAAAATCCATCACCTTCTTCGGTGAATCTCTCACTACATCCGGATTGGCATTTACAAGCAGCTTACGTTTATCAAATGTATTATGTTCATGCGAAAATACGAGAATCACCTTCATCGGGTCAAGTTGGACGAATGGAACCGTATAATCTTTCAAGAATGCTCGTTCTTCAGCCAAACAAGCGTCATCATTATACCGGTTGTTCTTTATCAGCTTTCGCTTAAATGCGAATGTTCCTGCGGTGGCATGATTTGGTCCATACGGTCCAAACCGCTTCATCTGTTTAATATGTTTGAAATAAATGTAAATCTCGCTTGATCCAGCACATAATGCGTCGGGATGAGATACCAACATTTCAACCGCGTGAGATACGCGTTTTGGAGGATAATAATCATCATCATCCATATAGACCAATATTTCACCACGGGATTTCTCGTGAAGCAAATTACGCTTTCGCCCCAACGTCATTTTGGTATCGTATTTAAAATACTTAACTCGAGGGTGTGATGCTACGAGGTCTTCGATTGGATCAGTCCCATCATCAATAATAATCCATTCCATGCGATCTTGTGGATAATCCTGTGCGTTAAAACACGCAATCATCGCGTGAATAAATGGTCGGCGATTAAATGTGGGCGTGCAGACACTCACGAATGGATATTTTTTAAAATATTCTGGGCTTGATTTTTCGATAACGGTTGCCGATGCTGCTCCTGCTGCTCCTGCTGCTCCTGCTGCTGACGCCGCCGCTTTATTCTTTCCGCCCATATCGTATAAATTTGAATATAATACTTCTTATACGATATTATTTATGTTGTTTATTCGCTTCACTATCCTCCCCAATTCTTAATAGAGTTAATAAAATTCATGATTCCTTGCCAGTAATGTGTAAGATACAAGACAAGTAACATTAGAATCACGACCGCCGCAACATTAATATCCAAATACTCGAACGCATAAAACATTAATGTGAGGTTAAAGAAGAAGAATATAATAGGCACATAACGAGAGTATAATTCGCGATATTGATCCCAATGAAGAAGAGGGTATATAAATAATGTCCCGATGAACTGGACCATTTGAACAAAATACGATACTACCGGAATTATGCCTAGACCAAAACCGGTAAATATGGACCATAATGAACCGCCAATAAACTCCTTACGATTATCTGTCGGATTCAGAATCATACCGATCACCGTGGTGAAAAATGGCCCACCCACCAACATAAAGCCAACTAGAAGTAAAAATACAAACGGAATAAGAATAATGATTAATGGCGATATAGTGTCGTGTAATTCAACCGGAATCGCGTTTGACATACGTGTAATTTGCTCAAATATATAGGACAACATAGCGCGGTCCGATGAAAATGAAAATATAAATGCGTTATTGACCCATTGCTTAAAGCGCGCTTTAATAAATTCCCAATTCAAAAGGTTTACTTTTGTTACGCCCTCTTTAACGCTGTCATTCACCAGATCTAACTCTTCTTTTGTTAAACAGAACCATTTGAACACATAGGTATCAAGAAGAATCGCGGCTTTCAAGTATATTTTTTTAGATGTTTCGATCTTTGGATCATCCGCAATACCTCCAAACTTATCATCACAGTCGGCGTCGCAACTCGTGTATTCATTCGTATAACAATAGGGCCATTCGTGGCGGTCAGTCGGAAATAGTTTATTCAAGTTAAGGCTATTATTTTTGATACTTTCGGGTGCTGAAAAAAACATGATATTCACACATATCACCGAAATAATGACCGTTTCAATAAATAGCGTTAAAACGCTAAGTCCAAACTCTTTAAGTGCGTCGATATCAAATATGGATTTTGGTTTCACTTCCTGCGTCGCATCATCCTTTTTTTTGATTTCTTCGTCGCCGCCGCCGCCAAACATCCCTCCTACTTTGCTAAACGTTCCTTTTTTGCCGTCTTCTGCTTCATTATCAGCTTCGACGTCATCGGGTCGTTGTTCTTCTTCGTCGTCCGCCATTTTTTGATAAGTTATATATACCATAGATTATTATAACGTGGTTGAAACATGTAAGAAATACCGCGAAATCATCGCGCATACATGAGTCCACAATTTCCTGATACAAATGTAAGGACATTATACCGCTCTTCCAGTATATGAAGGTCATAATTATACAAGTAAATGTTCACATTCGGTTTGTTCATTCCGATAATCTCTCGAGTATTCGGATTACAAATCACTTTCACTTCCGCAGCCGAGTCCAACGGAGGATAGATCGTTGTGAGTTCTAGTTCGATCTGATTGAACTTACTCATATTGATCGCGCCGCTTGGTTGTAGGTCAAACGGGTCCGAATTCAGACAGAAATTGTAACAGTAGATTCCCGGTTTTGCGCTTCCACGGGTGCGCGTGTATTTTTCCACATAATTATACACACCTGCGTCAAGTAAATTCTCTCGATACTTACCGTTCAACGAAATCCCCAACATTTGTAAAATATCGCGTTCATTTTCTGACTGAAAGTCGCCGGTAATATGGAGTCCGGTAAGTCGTTTATCACGAGGATTAATACCTGGCCCTATCCCGTTCTTTGGACCGTTTTTATCGAAAAAGTAGCGGTCATTCGCAAACGCCGGATTCAGATTTGTAAGCAGGTCAGTCGTTTGACGGATGTCTTCAGTAAACGCAGTCGGTCGCCAGTCATCGTCGATTGGTGCGGGAATAATATCATACGGGAGGTAGTTATACGGCCAATTGGTATAATTGCTCCATTCATTCCGGAGATTCACGTCGCTACGTTGAAAAAACATCGTCCATGATGCCACCATCCCCATCGAATTTTCGATCTTGATTTTCTTATTCCCAGTTACATCGTTGAACACCCAATCATAATATGACTTGATCAGGTATTTCTGCTGGTTTGCGGCGAAGACTTTCGATTCTTCATCCGAGAGAAAGCAATACGTCGCCATCAAATGAACGTCAGCGTTCCAGTCTGTGCGAAGACTTGGGTATGAATTCAGCGATAAATCAATACTGGGTGGTGGGTATAAAAATCGCCACATCTGGTGAAGTGGATTCGTAAAATCGGGTTGAATCACCGGCCAGAAATTATCGGGATCACCTACATCGCGAATCGTGAATAACTCCTTCACAGGTCGCAGCGTTACATCGATCTGGAGCTGATTATACTGAAGACACACAAGTGGAAACGCCATCTTCGACGAAAGTGTAAACCACGCGTTAATCGGGATGTATATTTTACGCCCACGAATCGACGGTTCTGCGCCAGCGACGTTTGACGTGCGATAGGCGTTCGGATATTGATTCAGGCGAGCTCCAGAACAACCTGGATTGTATAATTCCGGAACATGACCCGTCATTTGATTGTATAACTCCCGCTTTGTAGCGTCGAGGTCGCGTTCCAAGATCGCCATCAGATTATTGCCGGTGAAACGCTGAAGTGTCATTCCACCAACCGAAATCACGATCTCCTTCACCATTTGTGTGCCGATATTTTCAATCCAACGAAACTCATATGGTGCCCACATATCCTGCAGACGCGCCGGTGGATGAATCGGACTCCAAATCGACGGCAGCGTTACACATATATACGTATCCATCAATAATTCCGCATATCTGGGTATATAAAAGGTGAATTTGGACTCTTCGGTCATACGTAACTTCTTCTGACCGTCGAAATCAACTCTAAACTTTTGAAGACCAAAATTCGTATATTTAAGATATGTGCTTTTAAAAAACGACTTTTTGGGGTTACCGTTGAGAATAACGTTCTGATTGCCTGTAGCGACCAAATTCAATAAACCACCAGTCATTTAGTATGTTATTTATTATGTTATAATAACTTTATATAAAAATCTTATTCTAATATTTTATTATATATAGTAAGAGGAATGAAAGAGAATCAAGTAGAATTCGTATTCATAGGTATTATAATTATCGTTTTCGCAACATGGAAGATATCAGAAATGATTAAAACAAGGTGCTATGAAACGAAAGCTCTCGGAAAAGGAGGGGTAGCATCATCAGCCGCGCCATATCGCGAAGGGTTCGGTCTACATGACGATGATCTCATGAATAAAATCGCGAATTTAATCAAAACGCCCCAAACGCCGATATTATCCACAGAGAATTTTACTGTTGACACACCCGAGCATGAAATGACCGTTCATCAGCGTAAAAAGGCGGCCATGTCAATCGACACAAATACAGGTGGTAACGCGTCGTCATCGTCGTCGTCGCCTCCCCCGCCACCAGTCAACGCGCCTACCACTGATAAACCAATCAACGCGATAAAAGAAGGCCTCGAAAATCCGGATGAAAATACGAAGGCATCCATCGAAAAAAATATTACATCGATAAATCCACAAGACAATCAAAGTAAGTTCAAGTTACGGGATTATTATATCAAAGCCGCATACAACGCATTCAATCCTGACAAATTCAAGAACTCTACTGTAAGTATGGATGCGCTTCTTTACGTGATCGCGCGCGGTTGTCGGTTTATTGACTTCGAGGTGTTTTCAGTTGATAATCAGCCAGTTATTGCGTCTTCATCGGTGAATTCATACAATTACAAAGAGACATACAATCATATTCCTGTGAGCGAGGCATTTGAAGTCTTAGGAAGCTACGTTTTTTCTGGATCAAAATGCCCGAATCCAGGTGACCCCTTTATTATTCATATGCGTATCATGTCTCGTAACGTTACGATGTATGACAACCTCGCGAAAATAATCTCTCAAAGTAAGACTGTTGCGCGGAATTTATTAGGTCCGAAATATGGTCGCGAATACCAAACAAAGGATTTAGGAAACGAAAATTTGCTTGATTTCAAAGGCAAAATTATACTCATGGTAGACGGAACCAATCCGACGTATCGAAACACCAAATTATTCGAATTGATCAATATGAGT